CAGAACTAAGTGATATATTAGAAAATGCTAGTGAGAATTACGGTTCTTACTATGAACTACGAGAACGATATCTTGCATGGCAAGATTGGTACAAACAACAAACGAAAATATATGAGGACGTAAAATGAAAAGAGTATTAGCAGTTATTTTACTTAGTATGCTATCTGGTTGCGCAGCAATGGATGCGTATTTTATGGCAAAATTTGATCAAAACGAATATCAATTAATCAATGACGTTCGGAGTCTTTCGCAAATAGGATCAGAGTTTTGTAGTAATCAACAACAAATGGTTCCTATTGTAGATCGTATATATTTAAAAAGTATTGAATTTAAAAACTATGCTGAATTTATACCAGAAAACAAAGTAACTATGAAACTATCAGAATCATTAATGGATTTAACAGAACCATTACATGTACGATATCATAAAACAGAAAAAATAAGTGAAGCATATTGTAAACAAAAAATGGATATTTTAACAAAAGCGGCAACTACAATTGCCCAAACTATAGGGAGTAAACCACGATGAGTACACAAGATATTTTAAATAGTTTAAGCGGATACGATACTGTTAAAAGTCACGCTCTTGCAGATGCAGCAGCAGAACTTAAAGGATTAACTGAAGACTTTCAAAACGGTGTAATTAGCGCGTCTGAATATGAAGAACTATTACAAGATATTTCTACAACTGGAATTATCATCGAAGATGCGGCAGCACTTAACGCACAAACTGAATTAAACAAAATTATAAACACTGCAATCACAATTGCATCAACCGCTGCAAAAGCAATTTAAATACAAGGAACGTAAATGGAAGAAAACAAAGAGGATTTTATGACAAAATATTGGCGCCCAATGATGGCAATGACATACATGGCAACATGTTTGTTTGACTTTATTGTAGGACCGATTCTATACAACGTATTACAATACTATAACCCCGGTCAAAACTTAGACATGTGGCAACCATTAACATTACAAGGTGGTGGACTTTATCACATTGCAATGGGTGTTGTATTAGGTATTTCGGCACACGGTCGTACACAAGAAAAAATTAACACACCGTCTTTACCTGGAATGGGTAGTTTCATGCCAGCACCGCAAGAATCACCAGCTCCGACTCCAGTTTATGCACCTGCGCCTGCACCGGTATATGTACCGCCAGCACCTGCGCCTGCACCGGTAGTTGAAGAAGCTCCTGCACCTGTTAGAAAAAGACCGATGGCAAAACCAATTCCAAAATCAGATGAACCAATTTAAGGAAACATTATGAAAAAACTATTATCATTAATTATAATTGGCATGTTGGCAGCTTCACCAGTTGCATATGCTAACTATGAAGAAGGGCATGTTGGCCCAACTACTAAAGAAGTTTGCAAAACTGTAAAAGGTAAGAAACAATGCAAAACTATCAAAGTTCATAAGAAATTTGAAGGTAAAAAAGTTCCACCTAAAAAGGCAGTTGTAAAACCAGCTCCAAAAAAAGTAGTTAAAAAACATAAGTAATCAAAATCTTGACAGGTCAGTCGTTGTATAGTATAATTACTATACAAACTGACCTTTTATTATGAGACATTAACTATGACAGACTTTTATTCAAAACTGGGTGTATCCCAAACTGCAACACAAGACGAAATTAAAAAAGCATATAGAAAATTAGCTAATCAACACCATCCTGATAAATCTGGTGGCGACCAATCTGCATTTAAAGATATATCAGTTGCATACGACACGTTGAGTGATCCACAAAAACGTTCAGAATATGATAATCAACAATCCGGAAACAATTTTGGATTTTCAGGTGGAGGATTTAGACATACCTTTAACATGCATGACATATTTGGCCAACATGCCCATTTTAGTCAAACATTTGGTAATGGGTTTAGGCAGCAACAACGTAATACAGATTTAAATCTGCAAGTACAAGTATCATTAGTTGATTCGTTTAACGGCAAACAATTAGATGCTACCTTTACTTTACCAAGTGGCAAATCTCAAACTGTTTCGATAAATTTGCCAGCAGGCATCGATACAGGAGATACTATTCGCTATCAGGGATTAGGTGATGACTCCATTCCAAATATCCCACGCGGTCATCTTAATGTATCGGTTATTATATTACCCGATTCTAAATTTAAACGTGAAGGAAATGACGTATATACTACAATAGAAATTAATCCAATTGAAGCTATGATAGGGTGTGTTAAATCAGTTACTACTATATCTGGAACTACAATTGATATAACAGTTAAACCTGGTGATTCAACAGGTACTGAATATGCAACTAGTGGTTTAGGATTTACTAATTTACACAGTAAACAAACTGGTCGATTTGTAGCTGTTATTAAAATTAAAGTACCTGCTATTACTAATCCAGATTTAATAGCACAATTACAAGAAATAAACAACCAGATAAGTTGACATTTACGTATAATAATGTATAATATAACTTTACTTTAACTACTACAAGGAATTATTATGGTCGAACCGAGCGAAAAATTACAAGCAATCTTTGATAAAGCAATTGCCTCTGCAAAAAATATGCATCACGAATATGTTACACTCGAACACGTCCTATTTTCGCTGCTTATGGAAGACGAAGGGTTTGTTGCATCGTTACAACATTTTGGTGCAGACACTACTTATCTAAAAAATTTAGTACTTACTCATTTACAAACTAAATGCCAAGAGATTACTACAGTTGAAGTAGTAGTTAAACCTAAAAAAACACAAGCAGTTGAACGATCGTTAAATCGTGCATTTACACAGGTATTGTTTAATGGCAGCCAACAGATTGAACCGGCTGATTTTTTCTTAGCTATGATGGGCGAAAAACGTTCATGGGCATTCTTTTATATTGCACAAGTAAATATTACTAAAGAAAAATATGCAGAATACCTAGTTAACATAGCTGATGATGATGGTCAAAGCACAGGTTCTGCTAAATCTGCTCCAACTTCACACAAAGCGTTACAGGCATACACTACTAATCTTAACGAAGAAGTTAAACAAAAGAAGATTGATCCTGTTATCGGACGCATTGATGAACTTGAGCATATTTCACTAGCATTAGGTCGCAGAAATAAAAATAATGTGATTATGGTGGGCGATCCAGGTGTAGGCAAAACTGCAATTGCCGAAGGTCTTGCTTATAATATCGTTAATGGTGCAGTTCCTGAGTTCTTAACTGACTATACTGTATATAATCTTGATATTGCAGCAATGCTAGCAGGATCTAAATATCGTGGCGATTTTGAAGAACGATTTAAAGCAGTTATTAAATCATTGCAGAAACTTGGAAAATGCGTGTTATTTATTGACGAAGCCCATATGATTAGTGGTGCTGGATCATCAGGTAACTCTGCTAACGATTTAGCAAATATGATGAAACCAGCATTGAGCAAAGGTAACATTAAAGTTATTGCTTCTACTACATGGGAAGAATATCGCAAACATTTTGAAAAAGATCGTGCATTAATGCGAAGATTCCAACGTATTACAATTGATGAACCTACACAAGAGATGACGTTGCAAATTCTTAAAGGTATTAAAAAGTACTATGAAGGACATCATAATCTCAAGATTAAAGACGAAGCGTTAACCGCATCAATTAAACTATCAGTAAAATATCAAGCAGATAAAAAACTTCCTGATAAAGCTATTGATTTAATTGACTGTGCATGTTCAAGATTTAACTTAAAACTTGCAGATTCACGAGTAGTAACAGAAGCTGATATTCAGTTTGAACTATCTAAAATGGTTAACATGCCAGTTGAACAGATTATGCAAACTGAAACTAATTCATTAGCATCGTTGCAAGAAAAACTTGAAGAAGAAGTGTTCGGTCAAACTACTGCGTTAACTGAAGTAGTTAACAAAATTATAGTAGCACAAGCAGGTCTAAAGCAAGACAACAAACCGATTGGTAGTTTTGTATTTATGGGGCCTACAGGGTGTGGTAAAACAGAAACTGCAAAAGCACTTGCTAAACACTTGAATACTAAATTGTTACGATTTGATATGAGTGAATATCAAGAAAAACATAGTATTAGTAAATTAATTGGTAGCCCGCCTGGATACGTAGGGTTTGAAGATAATGCAGGTTTGCTAATTACACAGATCCAAGAAAATCCGAATGCAGTGTTACTGTTTGATGAGATTGAAAAATCACATCCTGATGTATCTACTGTATTGTTACAGATAATGGATAACGGATTTATTACTGGATCAAATGGTAAACAAGCAGATTGTCGACATGTTGTATTAATTTTAACTACTAATGCAGGAGCACAATCTGCAGAAAAGAATCAAATCGGGTTTGGATCGCAGGAGAAAGATTACGCAGACACTGATCTTAAAAAATTCCTGTCGCCTGAATTCCGTAATAGATTAGATGGCGTTATTACATTTAATAAATTAAGTAAGGATACAATGATTAAGGTAATTAACAAATGCATAGCTGAATTACGTGAGCAAGTTAAAGAAAAACCAATCCGTATTAAAATTGACAAAGCTGCTACTAATTGGTTGTTAGAAAAAGGATTTGATGCTAAAATGGGTGCAAGACCGTTACATCGTGTTATTGATAAAGAAATCAAATGTGATCTTGCTAAAATGATGTTATTTGGTGATTTAAAACAAGGCGGTTGGTTAACAATTACTGTAGAAGACGACAAGTTGTTACTTGTTCCAAAAGCTAAAGTTGCAAAAGTTCCATTGTTAACTACTGAGTTACCTACTACTGATTTAATAGTTAATGAAAATTAAAACTACAAAAAAGTTATATAAACGAAAATACCAGTACAATATCGTGCTGGTATGCGCGTTTGGTAATGTATTTAGAGGTAGCAATACCTCTAAATACAAATCTCGATTAGACATTGAAAATACAAATGCAGCTATCTTATCCTCAACCAATCGATATTTATATCGAGTAGATGATTTAGAATTAGCAAACACATTGTATACCGAGTTACTAACTATATCAGATTATTGTACTAGAATTGAATATCCAACTTTAACCATTTATACAAATGATTGGAGTGATATTATAAAATTACGTGAAATCAACAGTGATCGAGTACGTAGTATTAGTATCCCGCCTGATAATTTAATAGAAGGTGCAGTATATATGCCAACTATGGATTATGAATATCGCCTTACATTAGGTAAAACTGAAAAACCCTATACTGATTTTATTGAATGGGCAGATGCTATTAACAAAGTAAAAATTACTAACAGTTGTAGAGATATGTTGTCTGATGAGAATGGTAGCTACGGCGGCGGACACGTATATGTTACTGGTGAAAATACACTGTTAATTGTTAAACTACAATTATCGGGTATACGACTTACAATCGATAGGATAGTACATTAAACATAAATATAGTAATAACCCGGAATTTAATTATGCGTATTACTGAATTACTTGAAAGTGCCCACTTTAACAGTGAAGAATTTATTAAACCCTCTGACGATGGCAATGAAATTGATTTTGACCTAGCTGATGATTTAATATTTTATCTCAACAACGACGACGATGTATATCGTAAATATTTGCATCCTGCTATCATGAAATACATAGATATGCTAAATGCAGATGAAGATACTACATGTTCTATTTTTAAATCTGCAGTTGCAGCTGGATATAAATGTTATACTAAAGAATATCCAATTCGTGAATTACCAGATAAGTTAGATCCTAAAGTTTGGAAAGATGTTTGTAAAAAAATATACGACAATGTAGCTAACGATATGAAAGATGGTAGTTACGATCACACTTAACATTTTTATATAGGTACCAATATGGCAGGAATTGCACACCCAGAAGATCTTATCATTAACGAGGGATCAACTGGAGCCCGCAGAGCAGTTAATGAACTAGCTAGTCTTTCTTTTAACACTAACACATTAACTATTAAATGGGATGGATTTCCTGCTATAGTTTTTGGTCGAGACAGAGATGGCAAATTAGTGTTTGTTGACAAACACATGTTCAAACAAATTGCCGCTGGCAAACTCAACTTTTCTACGATTAGAGAATACGACAATACTCGTAATACTGTTCGTAGCGACTTGTGGGATAAAGAAGATATCTTACTCCCTGCATTAGAAAAAATTATTCCACCAGTAACTGATACCTATTACATGGGCGATTTGTTATGGGCCGGGATGCCATCTAGCATTAATAATTCATATGTTTTTAAACCTAACACAGTTGAATACCGTGTTAAGCATAATAGCGACTTAGGTAAATCAATTGCAAACAGCGTCGGCGGTATTGCAGTACATACATTCTTCCCAGGTTTGACTGCAGAAGATGAGCCAATCACCGGCTTTGATGGATTTTCAGAATGTAAAGATATTACGTTTATCGCTACTGAAATGACTATCAAACCAAATATTGTTATAAACAGCGTATTATTACAAGCTGTGCAAAGTGCAATTACTGCACATTGCAACGACGTAGACGCGTTTATAGCTAAATTAACAGCAACTAAATGTAAAAGCGTAATTACTGCAATAGGCCCATTTATTACTAGTATGATTAACTCTGAAGATTTAGAGACTAATATCGTTCCTAGGTTTATAGAATTTGCTAAGCCAAGATTTACACAGAATGTTATTAATAAAATATGCAATCCTAATGGAGAATTCCATAAAGATATTTACAAAGGTATAGTAGGATTATGGGAAATGTGGAGTGCTATTTCTAATCTTAAATTAGATATCAAACACCAAATTGATGAACAACAACTATACAGTGCGGTGCAACCTATAATAAATAGTAATATAAGTCACGAAGGATACGTTACAGGCGCGGGTAACAACAAGTTAAAAATTATTAATAGATTGGAATTTAGCCGCGCCAACTTTTCTAAATATACAGTATCAGTTGAAGAGGTTGAAACAAAAAGTAAAATGCCAATGGCAACTTTTTGTTTTGGTAGAATGAAT